AGTTTTGGTTCCAACGGTAGGGCTGGTTACACAGATGGAAACCGACTTCTTTGATTACTCAAAGGCAGATCCTTCCTGGCTATCAAGAAAATATATTCATAAAATTAGTGCAGGGCTTGAAAAAGACACTAACAAACAAGTAATCGTTTCTACTTGGCAATCTATATACAAGTTGCCCAGAGAATGGTTTGATCAGTTTGACGCTATCTTCTTTGATGAATGTCACCAAGCCAAGGCAGAATCAATTAATCTAATTGGTCAGAAGTTAACTAAAGCATGGTTTCGTATTGGCACTACGGGCACACTAGATCAAGCACAAGCACATCGTTTAAGCATAGAAGGAATTCTAGGACCTGCTGTACAATTTATTCATACAAAGAACCTTATGAACAAGGGATTGCTTGCTACTCTTGCTGTTGACTGTATTGTATTGAAGTATACAGATCAAGAGAAGCAGGATATGAAGAAGCAAAAATATCCTGATGAAATCAAGGCTATAATAAGTAATAGTAGGAGGAATGAATTTGTCAAAGAACTCGCAATTCACACCAAAGGCAACACACTCATCCTCTTCAATTACGTCGAAGGACACGGGAAACCTCTCCACGCTCTCATTGAAGCAGCAGGAACAGATAAGAAGGTATATCTTATTCACGGAAAAACAGAAAGTGAAGCAAGAGAATCTATTCGCCGTATCGTGGATACACAAACTAATGCCATATTGGTTGCGAGTTACGGTACTACTAGTACTGGGATTAACATTGTCAACATTGATAATCTTATACTCGCCTCTCCTACTAAATCTGTAATTCGTTTACTACAGAGTATTGGTAGAGGTCTACGAGTATCTGCTAAAAAGAAAACTTTGAAAGTTTATGATATCGTTGATGACCTTTGTTACATGTCTTATAAAAACCATGTTTATAGGCATTTCGAAGAACGAATCAAAATTTATAAAAAAGAAAAGTTTGATTACAGAATAATGTCAATGCCACTACCTACCGATGATAAATAAATTAGGAGGGTTACTATGTCTGACGAAGTACAAGAAACTCCCTTTGGTGGTATTGTTAGAGTTGTTAAACTTATAAATGGTGACGAACTAATTGGCTTAGTTCGTGATGCACAATTAGATAAAATTGTAATATCATTTCCAGCCAAGATTGATTGTGCATTATCAAGAGATCAAAGTGGTGATCTGATTGAATACTTTAAGTTAACTAACTATGCATCCAATCTACAACTATCAGAAATTTCACTAAATCGAACTGCTATATTATATACAGGAGTTCCAACTGAAGATCTTTCTAAGATGTATGATGTATTTTTTCATACCATGCAAGTAGATCCAAAATCTATAATGAATAATAGTGGTGAAGATTTAGTTGTAGGTTCAGAAGCTGGACTTATGATGCTAAATGAACTTTTTAATAATGAAGATTTTGTAAATTTTGTAAATGATATGATTGACACCTTTGAGGGGTCAGAAGTCATACTTGACGATGAATTAGAAGAAATAGAAGAATCTGAACAGCAGGAACCCTCTGTAGAGGATCTATTGGTTGAGGAGGCTCCGAAGCCACCTAAGCCTGTAAAACGCCGTACAATGAATCCTGAAACTAAAAAACTACCTTTTAATCCAGAGAGTAATCCAAATTCAGCCGAAAGCTGGTCGGATAACCCCGAAGATTATATTTAATTAGAACCTGAAAGAATACTTGGGGCATCTGGACATAATGAATAATAAGAATATTTAAAAGTACAAGATGCTTTTTGTACTATTGCATCTGAGCTATCGGTTTGAAAATTGATACCAGTTAATTTTGTTGGTACAATATATTTAAAGGTAACTGTTGTTGTAGAACAATGTGAGATTGGATCATATATTGATAAAGTCGCTGTTTTATGCCATTCATCATAATCCAAATTATGACTTGTATCATCGTCAATGTTAGACATATTACGCATCCAAGAATATAAACTTTTCCAGTTTGTTAAATTTGAATCTATGATAAATTCGGTATTTAACGTTTCATAATTAAATTGCATAGTTGGTACTGGAACAGTTGTACCAAAAATTGTAGGTTGACTCGTATCAGGAACAGTACATCCTGGTAAATTGGCTTTTTGACAATTTAATTCAAATTGACGAGTTCCTCTACCAAACACTAATGTAAAGTAACTATTATATAGTGGATTGATATTTGAAATACAGCTCATACAATTATTTATCTAATAACAAAAGCCCTCCTCATTTCTGAGGAGGGCTTCGAATTGTTACTTGAGTTCTGACCTATTACTTAGATCGTGTTACCGTGTAGATGTGTTACACGAGTTAGACGGTAGTATTGGTTAAGTCCTGCAGTCAAATCAGATGCATCTGGTTTAGCTGAACTGTTAAGTACGAAAGGATTAGCAACTACACCGTAACGGGTCTTGAACGCAATACGTGGTTGGAACGTATTAGGATCAACGGCACGAACCATTTGGAGCGGAACGTATGGGCAGTAGAACAGACCTGCATCATACGGAGACTCTCCCTTATAACCTGTGCAGAAGAAATTAAGTCCTGCTGGGCTATATGGATCGATATAAACGCGAATCTTACCACTCAAGATACCAGCAAAGGTGCTTTGAGTATCATCAACAGAAAGTTGCGGCATGATACCAGGTGAAAGATTCATGAATCCTGACATTGATAGTGCAGCAGCAGTATCACTATCGCAGATGATAAAGTTACCCTTACCACGGCGAGTTTCCTTTGCAATCTGATTGCATTCGCGTTCGATTTGGAAACTAAGACCACGGAAACGTTCTGCAGACCAACGACCGTCAGAATCTTGATCAAGGTCATATGTACCAGGAGCTACAAGATCGCCTTGTTGAGAACCATTCTTAGCAACAAAATAGATGGTCTTAACGAGTTCGCGATTAATTTCAGCAAGAATTTCTGTGCTGAGAAGATTTGCGAGTTCGGCTTCGGCATCTAGACCGTGAACAGCCTTCAAGTCTTGTGCAAGTTCAACAGTGTAATTACTGCTTAGTGCACGAGTCTTAGCTTCTACGGCAACACGATCAATGCTAAAGGCCATTTGATTCCAGTTACCATACTTTGGATTAGTGTAACCACCAGTACCACCAGCACTGAAGCTTAGTGGATTGTTACCAATGCCTTCACCGTTCGCAGTAATGATACCACGAAGAGCTTGAAGTCCGGCATTTGTTGGAATGAGACCACCAGTTAAACCGTAACCGGTACCAGAATTCCAACCAGCTGAAAGACCCTTAGATGCAGCAAATGCAGCATCTAGTGTCCAACCGGAACCACCGAAGGATGGTTGTGGCTCTTGGAACATAGCTTCAACATAGTTGGTAGCATATGCACTGTCAGTTCCACCGAATTGATAATTTGCACGCATGGCAAAAATCAAACCAGTAGGAGCTGTCATCGGCTGAACGCCGCAGATGTCGTAGGCCATCAAATTTGGCATAGAACGACGAATGAGCGAAATGAGTACTGGGTCATAACCGGAAACTTGACCGGTATTATAACCAGTAGAGGTCGATGGACCACCAAGGTTACCATTAGCACCCATGTTTTCTGTTAGGTGTTGTGAACGAAGAGCTTGTTCTTGGTTCTCTAAAAGAACTGCACAAACTTTTCGACGATAATCGTCTTTGATTGGTGGAAGAGCCTCGTGTCTTAGTACGGGATCCCACTTCTCGGTTAAAATGTCATACGGGGTGTTTTCTTGAAAATTCATGGTAAGTTATTAATCTCCTATTGATTAAAATTATTTAGTAAAAGTGAAAATTTAGACTTTCTTATTAAGTCTTCCTAGTGCACCAACATAACTTTCGACAAGTGATGTTGGGGCATTATTTACGGGTGAAAAGGTCTGTTCTGGCTCAGAATACTGAGTTGGAGCAGGACGACTTCTGGTTAGATAGTTTTCGCGAATAGCAACGAGCTTTTCACGATATTCTTCTGGAGTATTAAAATTAATACTTTCCATTAGATTTTGTAGTTTGGCAACTTGTGTGTCAGCAAGATCGCGGCTTTCAGCAACAAAGATACCTGCGCACTCTGTTAAGGAAACTTCCTTCTTAAGATCCATATTAACTTTCATGGATTCATTGAGTCTATTTGCAAGTTCCATGTTGTGAGAATAAAGTTCATCAAGAACATTATACTTTTCTGCTGGAACATCGATGTAATGATTCTCGAAAAGATTCTTGAGACCGCTGATAAAGTTTTCTGCGATTTGGGTTTTAACACCTTGTTCGACTGCAACAGCGTTTTCAGTCATCCACTCTTCAACAACATAGTCAAGATAATCATCAACCTTTTCAACGAGTGATTCGGTAACGTTTTCAAGATATGACTTTACATTGCTGTCAACTTTCTCAACAATAACAGCAACATTCTTCTCAACTCGATCAGCTACAACAGCTTCAAAGATACCTTCTAATTGACTGACCAATGATGGGGAAACATCTTCACCTAAAAGAGATACTAAAGCATCACGGAAATCTGCTTTGGCTTCTTCGTTAGTTTCTTCGGTATCATCAGTTTCTTCTTCTTCCATCTCTTCTTCCATATCTTCTTCAGGTTCTTCCTCTGAAGACGATTGCATTTGAACTGGTGCAGCCATACCAGCACCAATTGGAACTTGGGCTTGTGCCATTGCAGCACCACCAAAGTCAACGGGTTGAGCAATCATATCTCCTTTACCAGTCGCATCAAAATTTGGTTGACCATTTGATAATGAGTACGATCCGAGGCCCATGGCTTCGGCAGCGGCTTCAGAAATATTCTTCTTTTGTGTCTTTTTCATAATAAAGTAATCCTTGTGAAATATTTAGTAGTTTCTATAATTACGGAATCAATCCTTGTTGTTTTAATTTTGCTTCTTTAGCTGCAAACTGTGCATCTGCAACTTTTTTCTTACGTTCTTTAAACGGATCATATGGAGTTAGTGGATTTTTGCTGGTTTTTG